AGATTCGTATTGGCGTTGGCGCAAATCTTTGTAATACTGCTCACGTTCAAGTGTATCTACACCCTTATATTGTCCAGTTACATCAGCTTCACGAAATTTTTGTTCATCTTCCCATTGCTGCGCTGCCATAGTTTGTTGGGCATCAGCACCTTCACCCATTCTACCTGTGAGTTCAGCTCGACGCAAAGCCATTTCTTGACTTCCTAATGTATCTTCTGTACCATACTGCCCAGTTAATTCACCTCGGCGAAGACCTAACTCTTCGCGCATCATCTCACGCTCAAACTCAGCTTCTTTTTCAGAGCGGGTTAGACGTTTGCCAGAAGGAGCTAAACCAGCTTGTACCAAAGGATCATCAGTATCTGTCTCTACATAACCAAACAACTCAGCTTCTTGAGCTTGCCTACGCATAGCCATTTCTTGGCCAGCTAATGAAGTTGCAGTGCCATACTGTCCAGTCAATGCTCCTTCACGTAATTGGCGATCTTGCTCAAATTGCGATCTTTGCATCATACGTTCTAAATTACCTACACGCATGTCTTCTTGCAAACGCATTTGCTCTAAGCCTAAAGTACCTTCTAGGCGAGCTTCTTCAAGACCCATCCCACGAGTTTCAAGTCTAAGACGTTCAGCATCTCTCATCCTATTTAAATTAAATTGGCGAGATTCTTCACCGAAACGTGCTGCTGCTAATGCTTCTTCATTTTCTCTAAAACCTCGTTCAGCTTCAAAACGACGTCCTGCTAATGTAGCTGTCCCGTCTTCTCCAAACCGACCTGTCAATTCTCCTTCTCTTAAAGCTCTATCAGCTTCAAATTGTTCTTTTGATGTTTCATATTGCTGCCTAGTTAAATCCATTCCAGTTCTTTTTAGCTGCTCTTCGCTAAGTTGACCGCGAATCTGCTGCTGGAACTGTTCCCTTCCAGTAGGATCTAACAATGCAAGTTGCCTAGACATTGCTTGATTAGCAACATCTTGCTGCAATTCGTACCTTCTAAAATCTATATCTGATCCTTTAGCCAATGCTTGATTAATCATTTCAGCACGACTTAGATCAGCACCAACTTCAAATTCCCTAAAGCCTCTACCTTGTTCTATAGCATTAGCTAATTGTTGTGATCTAAGCTGCTCCATCTGGCTTCTTACATCACCCCTACCCCTAAGTACTTGCCCCTCAAATTCTCCTAATCTATCTATAGTACGACCAGATCGAGTTAAGACACCATAATCACTTAACCTACCTAACAAAGCCTCACGAGATTTTTCTGCATCATCTTCTAGTGCTTGTTTCCAGACAGTTGAGACATCAAAGCACGTCTCGTAGCAGCTTGTACAGGATCATTACCCTCTATATGAGGAGCAATAAACCTAGGCCCTTGTGTACCTGCAAAGGCTTCTCTGCCAGCTCGTTCAGCATTAGCTAAAGTAATTTCTTGCTGTCTAATTTGGTCTTGCCTAATCTGATCTTGGCGAGCATTCTGAGTTTGAGCAAAGCGTTCTTCAGCTTGGCGTTCACTAGTCATTCGCTGAAGCAGAGCCTCAAATTGTGCTTTCATTAACGGATTACCAGCTTGAATAACATTTCCATCAGCATCCGTTATATCAGCAGCACTCTGTGAGGTAGTCGGTCCAGTATCAGTCTGTACTACAGGTTTGTCAATTACTGCACCAGCAGCATCTGTAATTGTTGCTGTAGGCACACTGGCTGCGATAGCTTCTGTACCAGCTTTAGCAGCTTCTATTGACCTAACAGCTTCTAACGGCTTACCATGAGTACGTCCAGAAGCATCTATATTATAAGATGCTATATCTTGAGGTGTTACTTGTGGTTTATTTTGATTTAGCTTCCATTGATCAAATTGTTGTCTTTCAGCATTCCGTCTAGCTAAGTCGGCTGCTTCTTCTTGTTCTCTACGTATTTCATCAGCAGATTTTGGTCTGTTATATACTTCTTGGGATAATTTATTAATTAAGGCATTTAACTTTTTTTGTCCAAATTCTCCTTCTTGATCTAATTGACTCATAGTAAATCCATCAATCTTATGAGTCAATACATTACCGCCTTTAGTACCCCAAGTAGGATTAGCTGTAATATGGTCTCTAAACTTTTGTCCTGCTGCTTGTGCCGGAGTAAAACTACCTGCCATTATATTATCCCCAATTCTCCAATGCCATGTTTACCCATTGGAACGTAATTAAGTTCGCATCTACGCATGACCCAAGGTCTGTCTGTAGTATTATTAAAAAATCTTACTTTAGTCATTGGATCAAATCCATTGAGATCAAAATCTGCAGTATAAGCGACATCAGAGCCTCTAATACCACTAGAACCTATAACAAAATCTGTCACTAAAGCATCACTGGGATCACCTACTTCAATTATATCTACATCCGATATTGCTGTAGGCCCAGATTGCTGTACAGATAAAGACGATGCTTCAGCTTGCGCTTCAAATTCACAGCGTCCAAATACCCATTGAACTGTTTGACTTAATCCCATAGGAGGAGGAGCTGCTGTAGCTGCTTGGCAATCCATAGCGCCACTGTCATCATTTGTTCCTGTATCATGTTTCCATACTAAACCATCACTTGATCCACCTAAATGAGGAGTTGCATCAAAGTACGCACCACAAATACGAGTGAAATCACTAAAAATCCCTACCCATCTATTAGATAAGTAATTCCACACATATACTTTATTCATTAAGGTTTGTCCAGAACCATCTGGCACAAAGAACCAAGCCTGGTTTCTGTCTTTAACATCAATAGCAAATGCATCATCTAAAGCACTTAAATTGATATCAACCCAGCCTTTTTCAGCTCCATCTAGGTTACGTGAAATCTTAGCTGGCAATCCACCACCATCCCATGCATATATACCATCTTCTCGGATGAATAAATGCAACCCATTAGCCAATGCCAAGATACCTCTACGACACGTAGTCCCTACAGGAGACTTTTTAGATAGTGCATAAGGATCTTCTGAGTTACCAGTTGGTGTTAATCCCCATATACCATCTGTAGTATACATAGCTAAATAATTCTGTATAGGCAACGCCATTCGACAGAGTGTATCACCGTAATAGAAATCATTTACTCCAAATGAGGTGATTGTACCCCGAGCAGAAAAGTGAGCGTATCGCTCATCTACGTTGCTTCCTAAATACCAAAGTCTATCATTCCAATATGCTACCGCTTCACAAGAAGTTACATTAGATGATCCAACTCCTGCTGCGGCAATGTTTCCTCCGGCTGCTGTCCATTTAATTGGTGCGAGGTTTCCGCGTCCATTACATGCAATAAGCGTCCCGTTGGCGTTCGTCGATACGATCGTTTTATCGTCGCCTGCTGTAAAAGAGATTCCAGCACCAGTTGATCGGTCTGTCCAGGTTCCTGAGACATCTTCATAAAAATCTCCACCTTCAGCTACGCACCAAACAGCACTAGAAGAGGCGCTGAACCTGTGCTTGTTTACGCCAACGATTGACGGGGCGCCACTCTCTAATGCAGAAGATATATACTTAGCGTATCCTCCACGAGTCTTGATAGCACCACTCAAATCTATGAATGTGTTCTTCATTTCAGACAATACATCAGCACCTAAATCTACAGCCGGCTGACTAATGTCGAACTCTGCCCACGGACCTAAAGCTAACGCTGGAACATTACTAATTTCTGTCATGTAGTAAGTGCTCCATCTTCAGGAGACCAATGAAAATATTTACCGGCATCTGCATTGATATGCCCGCGACCAAGTTTCATGTCTTTGTCTGACACAAACATTCTATGTATACGTAATCCTTGGTCCCTAAATTGATCTCGTATAGAGAAATTACTTAGCGATTTGTTACTGATTCCTTTTTCCGCTAGATACAATCCAGCAGCATCAAATACAATATAATTCTGTGCCCACTTAGGCATGTACTTGTCCATGTCTGTGCTAGAAGACAACGCAGTCAGATCAGGGACTTGACTAATATACCAATAGTTTAATGTTTCCGTCGCATCCGGTTTCGGATATACCAACGTCTCGAAGACTGCATTGGTTTCATTAATCCCCATAGGGATAATATGCGTCGGAGAGCCTGACCTACTTTCATCTGGATCTGCTTCCTCAAGCCAATCTAATGACTTGAAATGCAAGGTCCAGTTCTTCGTGTAGTTTTTTGCAGATATAGGATATTCAAAGTCTGAAGCAAAGTCGTATTGGTTGTCTCCAGAAGAAGTTGTAATAGTACCTTTCTTCCTACGGAAATACCAAGGGCTAATGCCCAGAAGTCTATCTGAACTCATTTGCATTAGTCTTAAAACATTGGTCTGAAACGTCGATGAGGACGTTCCAAGACCAATGGTTCTCAGACTAATTTCATACAACTGTTCTAGTGTCATATTATCCTGAAATTAGTTGAAGCGTAGCATCCTGTGCTATATCTTCTACAGATTGATAGGATTCATCAAAGTCGAGTGAAGATGAACTAATTACTTCTCCTTCAAACCACTTCTCTGCCCATTCTATAACAGCACCACGTCCTTTATCACATACTGGATCGGGTGGTACAGGTACAAAACCTTCAAAGGTCAATTCCTCATATACTGGAAGACCATTTTCTTGTACAGGATATCCGTTATCGTCTCGTTTCACATAGCGCAGTATAGTAGATTCTTGTGCCCTGAGAGCTTCACCTCTACCACGAACAGTTTCAAGAACTTTTCTATTGTCGTTTCTGTGTGTCTTTCTAACTACACGTTCACTGGCACCTAAAGACTTCAAGAGTTGCTTTTTTAACTTAGGGTCAGCTTGACTTAAAATACCTACGATTTCATCCGCTTGTGCTCTAATATTGGAAGGCGAATTCTTCCCCGCATCAAGAGGCACCGGGTCATGCTCATCTGGCGCTTTGGTAGATGGCTGCACAGTGCGGGCTTTCTGTTGCGTTCCTTCAGTCATTTTAATCTCCTAAAAATTAAGTAGTGTAATACGCCCCATTAGAGACGTATTACACTATAAAGTTACTCTAATCCATACAACCGAACACCAACATGACCAGTATCATCTGGAGCAAAAAGAGCTTGACCAACCAAAGGTTCGGTTTCAGCATCTTTAAGCTGTACAGCACCAGCAACACCATCAGATAGCGTTAGGTTATCTCCTATTGCTATAGTACCGTCTGCTAGAATAGTAGCAACGCCAGTAGTCTGCACCCAGCCAAAATAGCCAGATTGCATTGTACGGGCAGTTACACCACTCATAATATAATCAGTACCTGCAGTACAACCAATAACACCGTTCCACAAATTACCTGTAATCGCGATATCAGACGCAGTAGTTAGCGTAGTTACAATCGGATCATACAAGTAAATGTCTACTTTACCACTAGTTGTAGCATCAGTAGCGCTGTTAGACTGAATCCTATACTGATAGCCCTCGCCAGCATCATCGGTGACATGCAAATACCCACCTGCATAATCATCCGCTGAAATACTTGCAAGAGTTATTTGTAGTTTGGTAGAATCAGCAGCTGGAGAAAATGCTCCAGAAGCAGCTATTACAATATCATCAGTTTCAGCCAAACAAGTAGCAGATATATCCTGACTAACTAGGAGTCCCGCATTTGCAGCAGCTCCAAATTCAGCGTACCTAAAGGAACGCCCATCTGGAAATGATCTGCGAGCACCAAGAGGAAAATACTGCTTAGAAGATTCCTGATAAACAGTCTGTCTATCTCTACCTCCATCAATACCACCCGCACCAACTTGGGCGTTATTGTCTGTGCCGTCATCGTTAAACGACCAGCTTCTACTATCGTCAAGAGCCATTGTAATTCAACCTTTCGCGGTCTGTTATTACGTTAGGACCGTAGCAACACCAAGTCGCCGCGGATTATTAATAACGAGCTGGAGTCCAATCACGATAAAGGCCACCTGGGCGAACTGATTGGTAGGCTCCTTGAACGGAGTCTTAGCAAAGTTCTTACCACTCATGATCTTCATCTTGATGTACTCTTTGTTCAAGAAATACATATGCTGACTAGCACAATCACGGTCATACCTGACAGTGGCACCACGAAATACTGGAAAACCAGCATCCGCTTCACCAGAGTCACCCGCGCTAAGTCGAGCATATCCAGTCGATTCAAAGATCGTCTGTAGGTCGCCAAATACCGTCAATGTGGTGAATATATCCGTAGGAGAGTCGTTACCTTCGGAGCAATTGTTCCACACTGAAGACATTCGAGACAAACCATCATAGACATCTCCAGTTTTGTTGTCAACGTTAGTTGACGTTGCATCGTACTGGTTTCTCCACCAAGTGGCATTAGCGCGATTAATACCGCCTACTGTCCCTGTGGTAGGAGTGTCTGCAACGAGGTCTTGCAAACCAAGACAGGCTTTACCTGACTGGGCCGCATAAATCGCAGCGTTGATAGCGTCACGTGCAGTAAGAAGAGACTGCTTAGACTTCGCAGCCATCAACTTCATAGCACCCTCAGCATTAGCGTTTTCCTCATCTTCAGTCATCGAAATCGTGATTGGTACGCTGTAGTACCTCCACGGAAAGAATGCCATCGTGATGCCATCCACTGCCGCAGTACCGACCTCATCGTATCCGTCAAACCAAGTACCACTGTTCTTCGCATACAATACATCTTCCTGAATCTCTTTGCCACCAGTCTCTACTTCAGCGCGAGAATTGAACATACGCAAAGTAGGATAAGCGTCAAAGATCGTATCAGTCAGTCGTTTCTTGCGGGCAGTTCCGGATAGCGTCCACGCAGCATCCCAGTCAATTGATCTACTTGTAGCTGGCATTAGCTAAATCCTGTTGTTTTTTTGAGCCGCTCTAGAGCTTGCTCGTAAGTTAAAGGTTGATCCGACATAGATCCACCACCAAGCTGAGGAGCGCCTTGCGACTGTTCCGCAGCTCTTAGAGAAGGATCAATAGTCGGGTGCTGACCGTTAACAGATGCATTAGACGTGGAATTTCCAGTGAGTTCACGTATGCGTTCATAAGCCTCTTTGACAGAATACTGTTGACCAGTACTTGGATTTGTCTTGTTCTTAAGAACCATAATGTCATCACTATGATTATACACATCGTCCCCATGCACCTCAACTGCCGCATCTATTTCTTGCGCAGTCCGCTCTTTGATCTGTGATGCCTGAGCATTGGTCTGTGTTTGCATCTGGTTGTTAAGATGAATTAATGTATCACTAATCGTGTCGAGTCGTGTTTGCATAGGTGTCATTACACCATGCGCGATCTTCTCAACCATCATAGCGTCATCGTAACCATCTCCACCAGGCTCAAAACCAAATTGCTGGATCACAGGTTGCGGTTGAGCAGGATTTTGCGATTGCGCTTGACCCTGCCCTTGCGCTAAGTTTTCGATCCGCGTTAGATAATGTTCTTCGGCCTGTTTAAGATTGTCAAGCTGTGATCGTAACTCTACATTAGTCTTGTTAACCATAGACATCAATTTACGACCTTGAGGTATAAGATACCGGAACCGTTCAGGCACTTCCTCAGGCTGTACAGATGCCCAGTTTACAGACTCTGGGTCGAATTCTCCTGTATTAATAGAGTCTACACTTGCTGCAGGTTGTGTTATCTGTGCTTGTGAGTTTACGTCTCCCGCACTGACTCCCTCCACAGCAGGAGTAAAATCGTCACCGAGAGCATTCTCAGTAGGCTCAATTACTTCAACTGGTGTCGGCGTTGCTTCAGACATTTTGCGATCTCCTTAGATGAATGTATAATATCGGAATCAGATATTACTTGGCGGCCAGCTCAATGAGGTCAATAATTTTCTGAGCTTGCTCCATAGTTTTAGCTGATCCCACAGCTTCGTTAGATTCGTCATTAACCACAATAAATCCCCGTACACCAGATTTATCTGCTTCTATCGTCAAGGCCATTAGTATGATCCTTTCTTAGCTTTCCGAATTGGTTTCCCAGTTCGCTTAGACGCTCGTTTAGCTGCTTGGCGTCCCTTACGTGAATACGAATACTGTTGATTTCCTACTTTAGGCATTTCATTACCTCCTGAAAAATAGTTAAGAAAAACAAATAGTTAAGAAAAACACCTGGTTAGCAACGAGTTGATTTCTCCCAACGAGCTTGAGCTTTAACTATAGCATCTTCTTCCGTAGAAGATAACCAATCAGTAGGATCAGACTGATAATTCCTAGTTTGCTCATCATAGTGCGGATTGTTAGCATGGTCTGGATCATAGCCTTCAGGGTAATGATTCTGTTTAGATCCTTTTACAGCATCACTAGATTCAATGCAATTATATTGTTTAAGCAATCTCTGTTTATGCGCATAATCTTCAACGACCATACCAAATCCTGCGTGGTATTTACCATACATTGATCCGCAATTAGGATTAAACCTAGCTGGGCCAACTACACGACCGAAATGAATCTGCATTGGATCTCCACAGTTAGAACATTTCGGCATGTCAGCAGCGTTGTCTATGAAGATCCAATCTACTTCTTCATTACCGCAGTCGCACCACAAGTCGTGTCTAATCATTCTCCGCCTTGCCTGTTTAATGTAGTTGCTTCTTGGTTAGTTACTTTACTTACTTCTTGTGCATTACTTCTCACAGTCGATTCTAAGTCTGATTGACCTTGCAGTAATCTACCATCTACAGCGGGTTGACTACCACCCTGTTGTATAGGCTGCTGCAACATCTGCATATGCTGCTGTACATGCATAGTAGCTACTTGAATTACTGTTTGTTGCTGTTGAGGCATCATTTGCTGGAATTGTTGATGCTGAGTAATAGCATCAGGATTTTGATGTTCCATATGCAATTGATGATCTTGACCAGCTTCTACTGGAGGATTCTGACCTTGTATAATAAAGAAGTCTACTTCCAACCTAGCCAACATAATTGCATCTTGAGCACCAGCACCCTTAAGCCAGCGTTCAGGAGTTTCTTTCCTAAACGACCGAATAAGATCTTTAGTGACTTCAACCTGATCTACCAACGGACTACCAATCAACCTATCATACAATAGGATCATGTTCTGTTGTTCTTGTTCTTCTATGAAAGGATGCATTGAACCAGCCTCAACTGTCAACACATATTCATAGTTAAAATCTGCGCTAGTCAATACTTGCCATTGAAACTCAGCATTATCCTGCGCTATATTTTGGATAAACTGCTGAGGCAAGTATCGAGGATCTCTCCACATAGCAAAGTTATTATGTGCAATGGTTACATAGGCTTCAGCAACAGCGTCTTGCATCCATTCTTTGTTAAGTGATCCTTGAGCTGCCACCACAGCAGTCTTAGTTGCAGTTTCTCTAGAAGAACTTTCACCAGTCAATTGACGCACATGCAAAGATTGTTCTTCGTATTGACGTGAATCCGCTTCAATACCTAATTGATCCGAAGGCACTGTACCCCAATCAGCCTCCCTAACAGCATTGTTATTTTTAACTACAACTATGTCCCCATCTTCAGCACGATCTAGCTGAGTCTTTAATTCAGGATTCTGAGCTAGTTCTTGCTCTTCCACAAAGACAATACGTGCAAATCGTTTTAATGCATCAGCACGTCGCGACAATGACTCAATAACTAGATTCTGTAAATCCTCTATATACTGCAATGGAGGTTGTGGATAGAACTTAGAACTTAGGTCAAACTTCAATGGAATATACTGCGACCCATTTATAAAGAGACATCCTGGAGCTTCTTCTAATGCTACGATTTGTCCAGTATCATCTGAGACTCCAGTTACATTAGCAAATGGGTGGCGGCGTTCTCTTATAGGTTCATCGAAACCTTCAATGAAAGTGTATATCTCTCTATCGTATCTATTATGAATTTCATATAACCTTACCTTACGATAAGGATTAGTTGCATCGTCAGGCCCCATAGGCGCTTCTGTCTTAGTTCGATCTTCATCAAAGTCTTCGCCTAATCGACCATGCTTGTCCTCAACTCCTGCACCAGGAGTAAAATCTTTAGGTAATTTATCAAATCTACTGTCTGCACGAACATACTTCCAAGGTGCTATAATCTCCTCAATTACATATCCAGCATAACCAATTGATTGCGGTTCACAATCAGGATCGACACTAACCTTAAATGGATCACGACGCATTACACAAGAGAAATCTTCTCGCATAGCATCGTTCGATACATAAGGAGGAATAGCATCATTTCCTACAGGATTGAATCCTTGTTTAATCCAACCTACACCACAAAACAATGTATCGAACAAAGCCATTTGAATTTCAGGTTTAGCTTTCATTAACCTGAGAGCTTCATTAGCGGCTCGTTCTGAAATACGATGGATTGCGCTATAATCCGTTCCCGGTAACATTTCAACCAACGGCTTAGGTTGAACATACAGCTTGGGATAGCGGAAACTAACTGAAGCAAGAATCTGACGTACAATAGGATACATACGGCTAAATCGTACGATTCGTTCTTGCTTCATATTAGGAATAGCTATCTTTAGTGAGTATGAATCAAGAAGGCGTCTCCACACTTCATGATCTTCCATACGCGCTTTACGTGAACGCGTAATCTCACCTTTCCAATATTTAATATCTT